GAGGATTACAGTTATGTAGAAATTTAAAGGTGGTAATAAGTTGTGAAATAATGTGTTTTTTAATAGTATCAGTAACCATAGAAGTTTTTTTGTTTAAAAAGTCTTCTAAATTAGAACCATTTATTTTTTCAAAAAGAATTATAATTTCTGATTGATCAAATGTAATACCTAAAAATTGTACAAGATTTGGGTGTCTTAGTGTTGAACATATTTGAATTTCTCGTAGGAACTCCATAATGTTAGTAATATTGTTAGTAATAGGTTTTTTTACAACAATATTTGTTCCTCTCCATTTGCAATTATGTATTGTAGAAAAAGAGCCACCAGCGAAATTAGGGTGATCAATTTCTAATTCTTTACATGGAATAAACCAACGCCCCCTTTTTGCTTCGTTGAGTGTGGTATCAAAATTAGAATATAACTCAAGTTGTTTTTCTTCATCAAGCTTAGAGAAGCTACCGTGTTTTTTTATTTCATTAAAAATGATGTCACAATCGCCGTCTTCGTATGTAATATTTATATTATCGTAATCACCTTCCATTTGATTATATTATTAATTATATTTCATATTCAATTTTTAATTTAAAATCAATAGTGTTATTTAAACATATATGGCAGATCCTTTTTTAAATGAAGTAATTGATTCTGATATAAAATTTGAGATTGTAGAAGAGACAACAGACGAACCTTACATAAAAAAAACAGTTCATAATGAAGATCCAATGGTGTACACAATTGACAACTTTATATCTGATGATGAATGTGACCATTTTATCAGGCAATCAGAACCACATATGAAACAAGCACTTGTTTCTTCTAATGAAAGTGGAAAAACTGGTATAATATCTACTGGTCGAACAGGGAGTAACCATTGGATAAAACATGATCAAGACAGTATTACATTAGCAGTAGGAGAGAGAATTGCGAACTATATTGGCGTACCTTTAAATACTGCTGAACAATATCAAGTTATACATTATGACGTATCTCAAGAATACCGACAACACCATGATTCGTGGGAACACGATGGATCTGAAAAAGCACGTCGATGTATGAAATACGGTGGACAACGATTATTTACAGCATTGGTATACCTGAATGATGTAGAAGAAGGGGGTGGAACACGTTTAACGCGTTTGAATGTAGATATAACGGCTAAAAAGGGTAGATTATTATTTTTTGAAAATGTCCATAGAAATACTAATAAAAAACAGTTGTTATCTGAGCATGCTGGAATGCCTGTTTTAAAAGGTGAAAAATGGGCTTTTAATTTATGGTTCCGCGAAAAACCACGATCTGAAGTTGTATATGACCCACCCCAACCTGAAAAAGTAGAGACTTATGTAGTAGATCCAACAACAGTGGGCGAGTTCAACTACATGGATAATGAAACAACACGTATATTGAAGTCAAAGTTTATTAACGAGACCGAATTAGAAAGTTTAGATGAGGTCTGTAAAAAAATGACATTTCAACAAAAGAACAAAAATATTACCTCACGACAGGATTGTTGGGTACCTACTAGCACATTAGGTGCATTTGTAAACCGACTCAGTAAACTAGTAAACATAGATCAAAGTCATTTTGAAAATATTAATTTTGTAAAATATTCTGCGAATGCGACACATTGTGCGCATTTCGATGCGTATGATTTCAGTAGGGCGGGTAGCGAACTCAAAATGAAAACACGTGGCTTGGAAGGACAACGGGTGATTACAATAACAGGGTCACTGTCTGATAAAATAGAGTACAAATTCCCCGAAACTTCACATTATTTAGAACTATCAAAGGGTGACTTATTGGTCTACAAAAACACTATCAGAGAAACTACCAGCAGGGATATTAAAATGAAAAAATCAATTGATAATAAAAGCGAAAATGAAGGGATTATATTCCACATATATGTACGGGAAAAAAATAAAGAAGGAAAAACTGTTCCAGGAATAAATGGATTACAAACAACAAACAATTTAAATGTGGAACCCCTGAAAAATGCACACGCACAATTTGAAGAAAATGAAGATATACATAACACTTTAATAAACGCGTATTCGTCTGTACAACAAAAGCAGCGTTACAAAAGTTTCACCTTCTGCAACAAAGTGAATTGGGACAGTGTTTTAAATACTGTAAATAAATTAAAGTCAGTCCGTGACAACGAATTCGGGATTATAAACAAAGATGTTTTGACAAATGTAAGGATGTTCGACGAGTACACACCTGCTATTGTAAACAATGTCATAACAAAGGAATCGTTAAAAATTATTCAATCCTTTATTCGCGAAGCAATTGAAAAACAAGAATTTGTATTAGGTGACAGACAATCTAACAGATATAAAGCGCGCGACGAGACGGTAACACGTTTCTTGCATTACGAATTGGTACCTGTAATACAAAAACTAACTAACCGGCCAGTAAAACCAACATATACTTACTTGGCGTGTTACACCAAAAACGCAGATTTACCAGCGCATACGGATCAACCTGATTGTGAATATACAGTATCATTTGTAATCGACAAACCAGAAAATGCCAATTGGCCGATCTATTTCGATAAAACCAAGCAACCACAAAAAAACAAAGGACGATACTCGTTTACGCCCAGTAAAGACACGTGTATTCCCTGTGATTGTGAACCAGGTGGTTTAATGATGTTCAATGGAACCGATCACATACATTACAGAGAGGCTTGTGAGTACGACTACTACAATATTGTGCTGTTACATTATAGAGTATGAGAAACCCCCTTGATACTTATTTTCACACAAACCATTCCTGATAAAAGGATGGGGGTAAGGGGGAACCTAGATTCCCCCTAAAAATTGAATACTTTCTCACCTACTTTTTAACATCATATTAAGAAATAAACAATTAACATGATGTTCGATATGATTATGATTGGTGATTGGGGCGAAGAAATCGACGACGAGACAGCAACCTACTTCTTGAATGGCTACTATAATGACTCAGCAAAGACTATTGCATATGTATGCGTAGGCGGTAAAATGTCATCCCAAGTACGGAAGTATAAACTTCAGAAACTGATTCCTGACGTGAAGCATAATGTTTTCACAATTGAAGAATTTGTCAAAGAACTGATGTATAAACCAACCAAAAACACATTCGGGAAAATTATCAACAAGGTTTCTACAATTCTACAAACAGCACCTATCGAAGATAATCTGATCGATGATGTTAAAATTATTGTTGACTATGCAGAGCCATACGAATATATTTTGCAAGGCGAACTTGGAAAGACAATGAATTCAAAAGACGGATTTACAAAAGCGGCTGAATATTTCATTCAAAACGCGACCCAATCTACGTGTGTAACTAGTCCTTATCCACACTACACCTACAACAACTCTCTTATGTTTGGACAAAGACTAAGCGATGAAATTATGAAGACTTCATTTAAATTTATGGTGGGACGAGCAGAACCATCTCATTTTACTGTTCATTTACTTGGAGATAATGGGGCGAATTTCAAGCTCACCAAATCCATTTATGAAAGCATGACATCCAAATCTATTTATGATATTCAGCCTTCTCAAAAAAATATCACTATTGCAAAGGATTATTGTTCAGAGGTAAATTTCAAGCATCCATTTGCAATCACAAAAATGAAGGATTTCTCTGAAAGCGTTCCGATTTATGAAAATAATCTGGCTAGAATGTTGGAGTGTTATGAAAATATCTTTGGAATCACTGATTTGATGTATTCTAAAGATATCGATTTTGAATCACCGCAATACCAAGACTCTCAATTGTGTTATACATTCAATAAGTTTAAAAGCGAAATGCAAAAGCATCCTGATGTTAAATTGACGCCTGCATATGATCTCAAAGCTGCGTATATTGCAGTCGAGAAAAATGGTTATGATGACATTAGCGTCGATGAAATTATGATCACTTGTCACAATAAAGTTAAACGGATCATCGACATCCTAGTTGTGTTTTATCTCATAACGTTCTTTGTTTTAAGTGTAATTTATTTTTAAAATCCGCAAAAGAAAATAAAGTGTTGAAAGATGGTTGTTCTTGTTGTAAAGCAGTGGTTTTTGTAACGTAGTTTTCAATTTTACCACAGTTTTTAAATTTATTAAAATTAGTTTTTATCAAAATATCATTATGGCTAGTGCTATTTTCGCTCTTTTTTTTATTATATGGTTTCATATTTGCAAATACATCATTATCATCATCATCATCATTTTTACTTATAGATTCAGCTTCTAATTGTTGCTCTTTTTCTTTAAACCTTTGTAATACATTGTACCGTTTCATTCCTTCTTCTGCATAATCTACCAATATATGATAGCAATTATATTTCATGACAAACCCTCTACAAACGACTTCTAACATTTTGTTTGGGACATACCTATCACAATAATACATGAATTTACCTTGTTCATCGTCATATGTCATAATTACCATTCCAACGGGCGTTTCTTCTTCGTACATTCCGTCAACATAATCATTGTTTGACGCATCACTAACCTCTGAAAAGTCAATAAAGTTACTGTTATAATAATATTCGAATTTGTCTGGAGTTTTGTATTGTTGACTTAAAAAAAATGTTTGATCTACGAATTGTGAAACAATAGCAAAAGATAATGTAAATCCTGATAAAAACAGTCCAGTACATACTAATAAAACTGTAAAATCAATCATATATCAATTATTTTTTATTATATTTTTGCGAATACTCTTTAATTCATTAATGCGTGCATTAAATAATTTTTCGACTGCTTCTTGCAAATTCACGACCCGAATTTTCTCATAATCATCACTAGTAGGATGCAATCTGACTAAAAACAAATTAGAAATTTGAACTCCGTAGTTTCTTTCTAGCAATGCTTTATATACATTTAATTGCAAGCAATAGTGCCAATAATTTGTATCAGGTATGTAGTTTATCATCGAATCTATACTGTATTCGTTAAACCGGGATTCTTGTACTATTTCTTTACTGCGTTTCCAATCATAAATAGACAATGTTCCATCGAGTTCTTTGAAAACCATGTCTATTGAACCTGCAATCTTGAGTTCTTTATCATAAATCATCCATTCAGTACGATATGCAGCGAGGTGAATATGATCATTATAAAAATTTTTGAAATATGTTACTTCGATTGCACTGCTATCCATTTCTGGAGTAATATCGTGTTCTTCTAATTTATTGTAAAAAGTTTCTATTTCAAAATGAAGTTGTGTACCCTTCATGGCAGCATCGTCGCGGTTTATCTCCCATTCTTGCTTTATCTCATCTTTAGTTTTACCGTAATATTTGTTATTGGCCCAGTTTCTTGAATTCATCATCTTATCTATCACTTTATCTGCATCGAATGTACGGAAAAAACTATGAACCCATGTTGTTACAGATATATAGTCAGAACTACCGTCTATTGTATATATGTGTGGACCTTCGTCGAATGTTATGTGTGCATCACGTTCGTGAAAATTAACTTTTTCTAAATAAGTATTCATAATATAAATTTAAAAAAACTAATTTATATTATTTTCAATTTTATAATAATACGTTCAATTAATATATTTATTCAATATCAAATTGGAGCTTGGTGTGTAACAACCTCTTGTGCAATATAACCTAGGGAACCAATCATTGCCAGACGACCATTCGATAGCTCTTTTTTTAATTCATCGTCACCGTACATAGAACTTGGTAGTTTTAGAACATTACCTGGCTGATAATCTTCCGAAAGTTTGAAAAAAGAATTTTTCTGAATAAATGGATTTTCCCAACCCGCACCCATTCGCGCAAATTCGAAGCATGCAGCTCCGATCCAATATGGAAGTTGTTCTTCTAGACTCATAGAGGCTAGTTTGTCGATAGCAAGTGTTTTCTTATCCACAAGATCTAGGGTTGGAAGAACAATCATTGAATACATGGCAACGCGTCCATGTTGTAGTTCGGCTTCACGAACGTATTTCACCATATCTTCGTTTAGGTTGTCAGAAATACCAAGAGGGTCAAAGTATCCCACAGGAGGCATATCTCCAACATAATTGAATGTAGTTGTCGCTGGTTTAGTAGTAGTTACAAAAGCATTGACATTGATAATAAGCATTGAGAACAGTGTGGTGCGTGTGAATCCCATGATGTTATACTATCTTGGTATTTCTTTAACTAGTTTTTATAATATCAATGCACACATGGTTTAATCTTCGTGCATTTTTTTCAATGTTTTTAACATGAGTTTGTAGATTGCATCCAAAACTTTTTTCTCGGTTTTTTCGTCAATTATTGGGACGTCAACTGAATCGTTCAATTCCTTAACAAACTTTTTCTTAAAATCCTTTTTTTCGAGCAAATCGATAATGTGTCCAACCAATATTTCTTCTAATTTTTCGTTGCTATTCATATAGATTCTTCAAATATATTAAATTCATAAATTTGAAGAATTGAAGAATAAAAAATATGTTTAAAAAAAGTTAGAAAGTTATTTTTAGAGTCTTTCCTAAAATGTTTGTATGTACTGTAGTGCGGGTTTTTCTGTTTCTTGATTTTCCTTTGCCCTTTCTTCCTTTAACTCTTTTAACTTTTGTCTTAGACGCAGTTTTGATTAATTGTTTAGCAAGCGCAATTTTTTTAGAATGTTTTTTCAATGTTGAAGCCATTTATTATAATACAATATTATTAATGGGGAACCAAGGTTCCCCCTTACCCCTCCTCCTTTTAGGTGGGCGGGGTGTAAGAGGGGTGGGTGCGCCCCTTTATAGCCACTAATTTGCTAACCTTTTGTTGCTTGTTTTTGTAGAAATTGTATATATCCCAAACTGCGTTCTAAACAAAATGAAGACCCAAGTTGTTTGCGAGCGATTTCGATTCCAATCTTTTCTTTATCAGATAAGCTTTCCAAATATCTTGTTTTCATATCAATAGATTCATTGGATGGTTTTCCCATTAATAAACACTTTTAAATGGTATTTATATTTTTTTATTTTTTCAATTTTTCAGGGAGAACCTAGGTTCCCCCTACAGAGTCTTATAAATCGAGCACTAAGGAAGGGGTAAGGGGGAACCTAGGTTCCCCCTAGAAAAAGATAATACATAGTTTGATTTCATATGTGATGTCAACAATTTATTTGCTTCATAATCAATAACATAATTGTACTGTTTTAAGTATCCGATCAATTGTGGCAATTCTTCAATAGTCATATACCGAGTCGGATCGATAAAACTTTTGAAGGCGATACCACAGTTAATATCGGGTTTATGTACTGAAACCTTTTGAAGTCTTATATTACGAGTCATATAGTTTAGGTTCGGGGGGGCTGGTGATACTATTAATACTGTCTCATATTTTTTCAACAATCGATCTAAATAAAGCTCCTTGAAAATGGAGTACATTTTATATTATTTAAAGAAATATAAAATATCAATATATACCAAAAATGCCAGATCTCGCAGAAGACTGTAGGTTGTTAGGAGTATCTATGCAAAGTGATATAAATGAAATTAAAAAAGCATATAAAAAAATGGCATTAAAAAAACACCCTGATCGTGGTGGAAACCCAGAAGAATTCCAGAGTCTGTCCAATGCTTATGAACGATTGATTAAGCACAAAGAAAATCCATCCCCAATGCAATCATTTCGCAATATTCCAACCCATAACACTACGATGAATGATATTTTCAATGAAGATATTTTTCAATTCGCATTCAATAGAGGATTCCCTCCAGGTGTTTTCAACAACCAACCCAACCAAGCAACATTTACACCAAGTACTAGAAGAATAAAAATAAAAACGCAAATTATAAACGGCCAACGGAAAACGACTGTTCATGAGTTCCACAGTGGATAATTAAATTTTCCCCAACTTAATCAATATTGTAAAAACCAATATTAACAAATTGATTATTGTTATGAAATAAGGTATTACTAACATACCATCAATTAATTTTGTAATCCCCGTAGATTTTTCTTCCTTTTTAGCATTATTTAACTCGTCCATCAACATAAAATTCAAGTACGTAGCTATAGACAAAAAGGATATTCCTACCAAAACAAACATCACATTAGAGACTTTGCTTTTATCTTTAAAATATCTTGCATAAACAAGAATCGAGAGAGCGATTGATGTAAATACTCCTACATTTCTTAGGTTAGCATGATATAACATTTTTAATGCTTTATTTTTCTCTTGTTTACTGATTTCTAGCATTTATTATATATAAATGCTAGAAAATATATAACTGTTCAATATGAAAGTCCTATAAAAATTGATTTACAAGCAATGTTATTTACTATTACTAAAAAATGCAATGGACAACTTAATAGACACTATGAGTAATCTTGATATTAATGAGGGTTTTACACTTTCGCGATTACTCTACGCAAAAGATGAAGTCGAATATATGTGTCTTGTTTCATTATTATCGCGTGATAACAATCAAGCCATATTTTGGTTTCATGAGCACTTTTATTCTGGATACGAATCGTTCAAACTAATTTACAAAATTTATTTGTTATTCTATTCATGGCTAAATCCTCAATTCGAAAAATATATTTGCAAACAAGAATACACATTTGAAAATTTAGTTAAACTTGTAACCAATTTATCTAATAGTAAGTATTCGTTCGAAGCCTTTATATTATACAATGTAACACTGAATAGTAAAACCATCATAAAAACTTACAAAGGACGACCACCCATGTTTCTTCAAATGGTCGATTCAAAATATCGGTTGTTTCTACACAGTCTGTATAAAAAGGATTGGCTCAATGTATGCGCACTTCTTAAAATTATGCAATTGGATGAATCTTTATACAACGTGATTAAACTCTATTACGAATGTGTTCATAACATTGAGTTTAACGATGATAATGGTTTCCGAGATTATGAGAATAATGAACTAAGCTGTCACGTGTTAAAATATATTATTGCAATCATACTTCTATGTGAAACTTCAGAAAAAGATGTAAACGTGAAACAAAAACAAATTTATAAGACTGTAAGTTACGAACAGCAAAACTATGTTGATCATCTCTCTGACTATAGAAATATAAAAACAGACTATATTCTGCATCACAAACGAGAATATGGTATTAATCCAATAATAGGATTATTTAATCTAAATCGTTATAATATTCCGGATTTGTGGTCAACGCTCACCCATCATTGGATATATTATGCTTCAAAAACACCTTTATGGGAAAGAATTTTATATGATTGGGATGACAATTGGTCCTATGACCATGTAAACAAAAAAATAAACGTAAAACAAAGTGATGAATTTGACGAAGCATTTTGTTTGTATCATGATGAACAAAGTAAAGTTATTCAAAATATGTGTTTGACAAATATAAATTCAGTTACAATCTATGATTTTTGTGCATATTTTAATTATTCGCCTTCCTTTGAATTTAATGATTGTAGTAATTGGGTAGTGTTTTAACACTCGAATCCAAACGAAGCATCTCTGGCTATAGACAGCTTATATAGTTTTCGCGCCTCCTTTGCGTAGTCACGTGCTTTTTCAGTATCATATGAAATCCCTGTGCGATTGCCCCCTTCACAAGAAACCATATCGTCATCATAGTATTTTCTTAGATCGTGAAATTTCTTGGTGTATACTTCATTTACAAATTCTTCTTCGGTTTTTTTTCCGATGGTTGTATCATACAATTCTTCGATTGAATAACCAGTGTTATAAAGTTGTTCATTACAAATATTCAAAGCTCTCAACTCCGACGCACGACATCCAGCGTGCTGTATTTCAAACAAAGTAAATCCTGCTTCTTTCAGCTGTTTTGCGTCATATCCACCGTTTTTGAGTTCTTTAGCTGACAGCCCAAACGAACGAAGTTCGTGTGCCTCACAACCTGCATGTTTAAATAGTTCAATAGGTGTTTTTTTATCAATAAGACGTCTCATATCTACAATACTGTCTCTAGATTTCACAATTTCATCTGCGATCGCATTGGAATATTTCTGCTCATTTTCATCAATAAGCATAATCGCCATTGCCGAGTAGTTGTGTAGATCGATAAGTGTGTCTCTTAGTGCTTCGTTATCAACTAATGTAATCCCAGATTTACTGATACTGGTATAACGACCTAATTTGTCTCCAATTCTTACTAGAACCCCAACAGTACCATATGTTGCAAATGCATCCCCATAATCTGAGTTTTTTTTCTCGAAAAGGCTAAGAGCTTCGTATTGAATGTCGCGTAATTGATTAACTCGATTCATTTTATACTTATTGTATAATTAGTATATCTTTTATTTATTTCAATTTTTAATAAAAGATAATAACTTAAAACGATATCGTATATATATATCAAGGGGCCTAGGTCCTTTCGCAAATCCTGGTATAGCTCAGTTGGCAGAGCAGTAGACTGTAATGGAGTTTTTTGACGTAATCATCTACGTGTCCGCGGTTCGATTCCGCGTGCCGGGAAAGTAATTTTGTGTCGTTTAATGACGACCACACGCACCACATCCAGGACCACTTGCTGGTATATACATAGGCATACCAGCCCTTCTACTACGAGAGAAAGTTTGTGACTTTATAATTTTGCGCTGGTGATGAGGTTGTCTTACAAAAGATATTTTTCTATTATTTAAAAAGGCCATTGGCATTTTTGGTACACTAGTTCTAGTAACCTCCGATTTTTCTTGAACTTTGGGGGGCTTGTCTTCGATCTTTCGTGATAACTTTATTACTTCTTCTAGTTCAGCTTTTTTCTTGAGATCAGCTTCAGCTTCGGCTTTTTTCTTTGCGGTGGCTTCATCATCAGCTTTCTTTTTCGCAGCGGCTTCGGCTTCGGCTTTTTTCTTTGCGGCGGCTTCATCATCGGCTTTCTTCTTGGCTTCGGCTTCAGCTTTTTTCTTCGCAGCGGCTTCGGCTTCGGCTTTCTTCTTCGCAGCGGCTTCGGCTTCGGCTTTCTTCTTGTCAGCTAGCATTCCCATCGCAATTGCAGCAGCATCGGCCTCTGCTTTTTTTGATATCGCGGCTTCGGCTTCTTTATTTTTTATTTCATCTTCTTTTAATTCTGACATCTTAATATAATATTAGAATATAATATTATCTTAAATATTGAAATATTTGACTTTAAATTTTATCTAATTTCATTGTTGCTGTCACTACAAAACCCCAATCTGCACCTAGTAAATTTACAACTTCGCCGTAATCATCTAATATTTCTATTTTAAATTTTTGAATATCAGTTGGACCGTTGTACTTTCTAACATTTCCTGGAGTATCGCTAAATTTATTAAAAATAAAACTTCTTGCTTCATCTTTTGTTCGTGTAAAAGGAATTCTAGCAATAACGTTTTTGTTCAAAAAATGATTTACAAATGCGACCCTTATATTTTCTTTGAAGTTATTTGTAAAGTCTTCAAATACAATGTAAAATGCCTTAGTAGGTGATAAATTTACAGCTCTTTCACTTTCAATATGACCGTTTGATGCAATTGTGTATTGACTTTTTCTGTATCCAAGAAGGTAACCCAAATTCCTTTCTATAGTTGGGTTATATATAGAATCGGCGAAATCAATCATGTATTCGTTAACAGTGCTTTGATTATGAAAAAACATTGTGTATTCATTGTGTAGAGCAATTATGTCAGCGTTAGCCCCAAATGATTCCTCTATTTTTATATTAATTATATCACGATATTGATCCATTGTAATGTAATTATTATCAGGAATGGTAATTACCTTTGTCGTGAGATTAGTACTATTGGTTATAGTAAATTTATTGTTTCCATAATACTCTGATACTGTGAAATATACATCAACTGGAATTTCTAAATGCGATATTCTAATATCTATTACATTTGTTAACTTCTCTGGGAAAACATATGTAAAAGAAGATGTTGAATCTGCATAATTTGTTTTGAATGCTGAGTTTAATGCAAACGATTGTTCATATTCACTCTTTTTACTCATTTATATATATAAATATATTAGATCATTTTTTATAGACGAAAATATATGCTTATTATAAATACAAATGTCTGCAACATGGCAACTTGAAAACACTTATTACAAAATAGGTGTTGATAATAGTGCAAATCCCGAATTGTTTAATATTGCTTCTTGTGAAAATTACATGGTATATTGGGATTTAACAGAGTCAACTTCATATTGGGAAAGAATAGAATCAATTTCAATTGCATCATTGTGTATTTATAATATTCCAAACGATTTCACACAAATTTCTAGTTATAAAAAAGAATTTCGAACAGCTAATGTAACTCAAGAATTTATTTTAGATGTAAACAAAAATGGTGTGTGTTTCTATTTGATTGATAATACAATTGGATTATTCGGTGTTAATGGACATGATATATCACTTTCATCTGATGAGTACGATTGTTCGAACACCAGATTAGCAATTGGAAGTGAATACTGTTACATTAAAAATAAAACAAGTGATGGGGTATTTGTAATACAATATTTTGACATATATACTTGTTTATCTAATAATGAGATTGTAATGAATAATTTGGCTACTAATTATGATTCTGTAAATATTCAATTAGACGAATATAGCGTGATATCAATATACGATGACGATTTTGTCATTGGTTGTCCTACATGTGATTATGGTTTTGGTAAAATTTATATATACAATAAGATCACATACAGCGAAACAAAAGAATACACAGAAGCACAAACATATGGCGGCTACCAAATATCTACAGGACATGATAAAATTGTTGTACGATCATTAATATCATTGTTAGGAGATAACGCAAAAGATATTCCAATATATATTTACACCAAAAGTAATAATAAATATGTAAAAACACACCAATCAAATATCGACAATTTATCGCAAGTTTTTATAAGTAATACTCCAAACAATACTTCATATTATATTACGAATACTTATGATTTTTCTAATAATGACCGTAGAATCAAAATATACAACACCAATGATGAAAGTTTAACTGTTTTTTTTGATGGAAGTGAAAACAATACTACATTTCCAATACCGATTGAAAACAATAACATAGAAAGAAGAGATATAACTGTAAATGATAGCTTTTTGTTTGTAAGAATGCCCGATTACATACACGTTTTTGCTTATGGTGCAACATCAGTGTTTCCTAATATATCCACAGGTAAAGTACCGATTGAAGACACCTTTGAAACACTTTATAGCAAGAAAAATATAGTGAGGTTTGATTCTTTATCAAGAATTGTATTGGATTTTTCATTAAATTTTAATTTCAATCCTCACAAGTTATATTTGTCTGTCGTTTTCCTTGAAACTCTTGGGAATCCTCTTTACAGTAAGCTTACACTAACAAAATCTAATCATCTCACGTCAAATAACCAATCATTAGAATTTGATGATACTATGCCACATGTACAACATAAATATATTGATAATGACAATAGTTTTGTAACATATTATACAAAAGAATATTATTTACAAAACTCATTGGAAGGTTCTTCATACAACGTGTTTGATATAAATTTCAATAATGTAGCATATATTGATGAGATGGAGTTTGTAATATTCTCGCGAGAAAACATAGAACAAGAACAAGGACAAGAACAAACGGTGACACCAGGATCTGAAATATACCCGGAATTTACGATACCTTCCTTTTCGTGTGTTCATACTGTTGATTTGGGAACGACGCAAATAGTACCAGAAAATGGAAATTTAATAGTAACCGAAAGACCATATGTACGCGCCATGGCTACAAACCCTGCTTATTGTTCTCAAGACACCACTGACGTCCTTTCACATATAGAAAAAATAAAAGCGGCTCATAATTTGGTGGTAAAAAAAGGATCTAATTCATTCAAACAAAGTAAAAAAAAACAAAACATGAAAATATCAACTTCACAAACTAGCAGAAGACTTGCGAATACGCTTTCACTCATCTCAGCCGAAGATAATGCAAACCTAAGGGAACTAGGAGCTGATAGGATGATAAATAAATATTCACTGGGAACGGCCAATATAAATAAAAATAATGTAAAGCAAAATTATGAGATATTCCGTAAGGCAAGTACGATTACAACTACCAGATCATCACGTAATTTAAATTATTTTCCGACATTCTCACTAAATAGGATCGCACCGCTTCAGAAAAATCTTGTAAAAACCAAAAACACAAAGCCACTTCCTTCTTCTCTTATGAATACGCTATCAAAAACACTTCGGAATACAGGAGGATATTCGCTATTACAAGATAAACTAAGTTCGTTTAAAACAACTCCGTATATTGAAGAGGTAAACAATGATGATTTAATTGTCGATAATCCATTTGCCACGTTTAGTGTTTATCTAACGTTTTTGGAAGGAAGTTTTAAGTTGATTATAAATAACTTTGGGAATGGGTTTTTTTATGATAACAAAGTGTATCGCCTTGATCTAAGTCATTACACTAATTTCGGTCATACAATAAAATTCAACAAATCAGATTCTTTGGCAATGAGTGATGACTTTTCTGTAGTAAGACAAGGTATTCCGGGTACTCTTGGTGCTTTTATTCAAATAACGACTACCAATATTGAAAACGACGTGCTTTACATTTACACCGAACTAGGAGGTATTAGCAGTGGTACTTTTTACAATCCTATTTCGATTATACCAGAGACCGAATTACCTGTTGACTACACTACAGTGGCAGTAACAGTTGAAATTGTGAATAATAGTGGATTGAAATTTGTATTTGATAACACTGATGAGAATATTTTGTATTCGGATCGACAATTTAAATTCGACGTTAGTAATCCTACAAATGCTGGATATTATCTCAAATTTAGTAAAGATTCTAGTAGCCGTCTTTCTTATAACACAATATCAATCGGAACTCCAGGTACAGAAAATGCATGTGTATATTTTTATTCACCTAATGCGCTTGATGTGAGTTCTGTTTATGTATACGACGAAGCCAAAGGATATGCTGTAGGTGATCTGTACAATCCGATGAAAGTTATCACTACCCCAACCTATAGAAGTTTGAACAAACAAAGACAAATGTATGGAACTCTATTTGCCTTAAATAAACAAAATACACTTGCATTGCTAACACGTCGGACCGGTTGTCAACACATTTATCTCGAAGACAATATAAGTTCCTCAACTGTTATTTCATCACAAAATCTGGGCACATTATTTTTTCGCAATATCTATCTTGATAACAGTTATACATTGGTTTCTTTTTTGGATAGTGTTGAGAATAATATATATTCTGTGAAAAAATATTCTAATTCAAATTTCCAACTAATCGCTGAATGTAGTAGTAATAGTGATTTTTTCGGAGATTCTATTGTTAAATTTGACAACAATTATATTATAAGTTCTTATGGAGACAACTCTCTACATGTTTTCGACCCCTCTTTAATTTTTATTAAAACAATTACACACCAAGAGGGTGGTCAATTTGGCAAAACCCTAGCAAGTAATAATGATTTTTTGTTTGTAACTGCTCCATTACATGACGATTACAAAGGTAGTGTCTATTGTTATGACAAAGAATTGTCCAATGTGCAAACTTTTACAGAAACCGATACCATACAATTTGGGTTAAGTATAAATGTGAATAATATCAACATGCTCGTTATTAGTGCGAAAAATCGTGTATATGAATATGTGTACAATGGCTTCTCGTTTTATTATTTGGATGATATAGATATACCAGAAAGTACGCAATATCAAGTAGCTGGTACTGCTATATATGAAAATTTTGGAAATCAAGTAATTATTGATTCAACTGGTCATTATTTATATGTTTCTAATAATTATTTAAATTACAAGAATGGTGTCGTTTATGTTTATGAAAATATCTTTAATAAACGAAGACAAATTCAAAAAATAACAATAGACCAACCGATGAACAATACTTTTTTTGGTAATAAAATGTTACTCAATGATGACTATCTGGTTATTTCGTCGATTCAAGAAGTGTTGGTATATTATGATATATATCATATATTTACGGCGTCAGGGGATAACTCTATTTTCTATGACAGTAGTTTAAATTATACCATATATGTAAGTGTAAATCCCGAAGAAGAAATAACATTAGATGTTTTTAATAAAAATGACTTATCATTATCAAATGCGTATGATTTCATTGATATATGTAACAACTATAACCAATCTTATGTATCTTTAAAAGGGACACCTTCAGATGATATCGACGGAATTTTTGAATTCACTATTACTGCTAGTGGAGAAGGAGGAATTTCCAACTATTATTTTTATATTAAAATATCAGATCCTCAAAGTATTCTGATATCAGGTGTTTTAGAACAAGGATATACTTTAACAATTAACAGTGAGGAGTTATCTACTTATGAGATCCAAACGATACAGTGGTATCGGTATAATGGATTAAATATTGAGTTAATAGATGGTGCAAATGATTCTACTTATACATTAGTACAAGCAGATGTTGGTAAAAACATATTTGTCCAAGCTGGTGATTTAACGAGTCCCTATACTGATCCTATCAGCAATTACATACCAACTTTTACTTTGTCTGGAAATACTAATATTGTTTTATATCATTCCATAGATAGTGTGGATTTTTATGTAACTATATTTGATTACGATGCGGTTTTTTCGCTAGATAGCAACGTACTTATTTATATTTCTGATGTAAATTATGAAAACTACGATGGATTCATACAAGTTTCATTGACTGATAACATTATTCACTTTTTTGGAGATCCATCCGTAGAAGATTTTGGTCTACATTCTATAAATATTACAATTAATGATGGTATTAGTTCTGTCTCACAGGACTTATCTATTAATGTTATCAACAAACCTGCAGAATTTATGTACCTTGGAACTCCTGAACGTAATGTGGAAGACATTAACAATCATAGCTATGTCTACAATTCAAACGTCTTTTTTAGTGTGAGAGTGGATGATTTCGAAGGTTTAGTTACAACTCTTAGTCATGAAAATATTAGTTTAGACCCCTCTTTGCTCGATTGGTTAACTTACAATATTAGTGGTGATAGGGTTGACTTTTCTGGTACTCCTCTTGAAAGTTCGCATGTCGGTAATTTTTATATTGACTTTTCCATCAACGATTTTGTTGAAACGACCAATTCTAGATATACGTTTCAGATTAAGAATGACCCTGCTGTGTTCTTGTTAATTGGAGATTCTGGAAGTCCTGATATAAATGTGGAAAATGCAGATGATGACTATGCATACAACTCGCTCGTTTCTTTTAGTGTGAAAATGCATGACCCAGAAGGTATGGTCACAACTATTAGTGATGAAAATATTATTTCATATCCTAATTGGCTAGAGTACACTATTAGTGGTGATAGGGTTGACTTTTCTGGTACTCCTCTTGAAAGTTCGCATGTCGGTAATTTTTATATTGACTTTTCCATCAA